GGGTACATCAGAACCCGCCGCGGAGCAGATCGAGGTAGACGGTCGCGCCCGTCCCCTTCCAGTCGAGCAGCGTCTGGTACGTGCGGCCGGAGTCGACAATCGCCTGGTACGAGGCGGTCGGGTCACCGTAGGAGCCGCCCACCGGGCACGACGTGATGCGGCACGTGAGCGTGTAGTGGCGCCAGTCGGCAACCGAGTCCGTCGATGCGTCCTGGCGGCGCCACGGGACCCACGTCGAGCGGGCGACGCGGGAGATCTCCGCGTACACCGCGGCGTACTCGGTGAGCGGCATCCGGACCAGCATCACCCCGGACTGTTCGAGGATCCGCTCGAGCGCGTTCCGCTTCGCCAGCGAGTCGGCCTTGAGCGTCAGTGGGAACGCGGCCGACTGGAGCTCGCCGTACTCGCTGGGCGGGACCGAACGGAACGGGCCGACGAGGTCCGCTGTCGGCCGATCCATCCCGGCGTCCGGGACGGACTCGGCATCGATCCTGAGGATCATGGTGGGCACGCCGGGCGCGGACACGTACATCTCGGTCGTGGCCACCGTCACCGACGACGACGAGACCAGCGTCGAACCCGAGTACGCCTCGTAGACGAACGGCTCACCCAGGATCGCCTCGTAGTCGTAGACGAACGACGTGCCACCAGACGCGTCCGGCATGTCCCGAACTATGACCCGGTCCCCGTTCGCGTGGACGCGGGTGACGGTCACCGGCCCATTCGTCCAGGCTGACAGGGAGATTCCAACGCGAGGGTAGGCAAGGTCTACGGACGTGGCGATGGCAGCCATCAGGCCCTCCCGTAGAGATACTCGCGGCCAGCAGCCAGGATCTCGCCCTGAGCCACAACCCGAGCCTCGGTTCGTACGTACTCGCCGTCGGGGATCGCCTGCACATAGACGGCGAAGTTCGGGCTCATGTCAGCCTTGGAGAAGCCACCGGCAGATCCTGCAACCCACTGCGCGGCCGCGGCGGATCCGCCCACAATGGCGCCGGCGAGCGTCGGGCCAGGGGTGGCGGCCAAGTCGGCCGTGAACCCTTGGAGGGAGCGCTTCGCCGCGTCGTACTTCGATTCGAGGCCAGTGATGAAGCCTTCGATGACGAGCTGCCCGGCACCCTTGAGCAGGTTCGCGTCACGATCGGCCGGACCCTTCCAGGACGTGAGCTTGTTGGTGAGATCCTGCAGGGTGGTCTGGACGCTCCCGAACGACCGGGTAATCCCGTTGATGAACCCTTGGATCAGGCTCTTGCCCGCGCCGAGGAGATTCGAGCCGATGTCGCCGAGCGCGTCGAGGGCCCTGCCGGGGAGATGCGCGATGAAGCCGACAGCCTCGCCGATCTTGTCCTTGATGCCGGAGGGGATCGCGTTCCACGCGGCGGTGGTGAGCCGTTGGACCGTGTTCCATGCGGCGCTGATCCACTGCTGCACGGCGCCGACTGCTGACGTGACGGCGCCCGTGATTGCGGTCCATGCCGCCGAGACGGCCCCGGAGATCGCACCCCAGACAGCCGAGGACACGGACGCGATGATGTTCCAGGTGGCGCTGATGACGTTCCACAGTCCCGTCAAATACCAGGTAACCGCGCCGACGAGCGCGTTCCATACGGTGGTGATGACAGCCATGAACCCGGACCACACAACCTGTGCGTTCGCGGCGATCGCGTTCCATACCTGGAAGATGATGACCTGCACGAGCGTCACGGCGAACTGAACCGCGGCCACGATCGCGTTCCACGCAGCGGTGAGGACCCCGCCGAACACGCCCCAGAAGAGTTGCCATGCGATCTGGAGCGGGAGCAGGAACGCGTCGATGGCTGCCCGTACGAACGCGACCGCGAACTGAACCGCGGCCACGATCCCGTTCCAGACGCCGGCGAAGAAGTTCCCGATGGCGGCGAGCCCGGCCTGGAGCCCGGCCCACACGGCCTGGAACCACGGCACAAGCGTCCCGGTGAACCAGGTCGCGACAGCCTGCGCGGACGACTTGATGAACCCCCAGACGTTCGCCCACACTTCCTTGCCGAGCTTGGTCTGGGTGAAGAAGTAGATCAGGCCCGCGACGAGCGCGGCGATCGCGATCACGATAAGCACGATCGGGTTCGCTGCCATCACGAGGTTGAAGGCGGCCTGCGCCACGGTGGTGACCGTCGTGATGGCCTTCCATGTCGTCATGGCTGCGTTCACGGTGACGACGGCAAGGGCGAGCCCGGAGATCACGGCCGCCATGGTGATGACCAGCTGCAGGTGACTACTGATCCAGGCAAAAACGTCCATCATGACCGCGTTGAGCTTGTCGAACATGGGCAGGAGTTGGCCCCCTAGGGACTCCTGGAGCTCCTTCCACGCAACCTTCTGCTTCGCGGATGACGTGGCGGTCGCTGCGGCGGTCCCACCGACCTGGGTCTCGATCGCCGACAGGATCAGCTTCTGCGCGCCGAGCGTGTCCCCGGCCTTGACCATCGCCTTGATCTGCGCCTTCTGCTGATCGGTGAGCGTCACACCCGACCTGGTGAGCATGGTGGTGCCCTTGATGGGATCCTGGAGCGCCTTGCCAAGCTGGGTTGCATTCGAGGTCAGGTCACCGAAACCCGCTGAGGCGAGGTCGGCGGCGGCGGCCGTGGCACGGTCAAAGATCCCGGCCTGGCGTGCGGTCTCGTCCGACACGTTCGCGAACGTCGCCAGCTTCGCCTGGGCCGCCTTGATCGTGTCGTCCTCGATGCCGATCTGCTTCGAGAGCGTGTCCGCGTAGGCTTCGGCCTGCTTCGCGGCGCCGCCCGTCGCATCGCCCATGGACCGGAACACCTGCTCGAGGCGGCTGTTGCTGATCACGTTCTCTTCGGCAGCGTCGCGCAGCAGGAGCGCACCAGCCGTCGCCCCGGCCAGGATCGCGGTGGCCGGTAGGACTGCCGACTTGAATCCGGCGCCGAGCTTGTCCGTGTCCGTCTTGGCCTGGTCGATCCCCTTAGAGAAGTTCGTCGCGTCGGAGAGGATCCGAATGAGGATGCTGGCAGCCTTACCGCCCATCGGGCTACCTCCTCGCGCGTTTCATCTCCTGGGAACGCCAGGTCAGATAGTCGGTGGTGGTGGCGAAAAGGTCGCCGTCTTCGAGCAGGGCAGCGAACGGGACGCCCGCGCCGGACTCACATGCTGCGGCGACTAGCTGCCATAGGGCGGAGTCGCGGATACCGCCTCCGAAGGGTCCGGCGCGGCCTCGCCCTCCTTGTCCCCGTCAATGTCGTCGACGGTCTCGATCCACTCATCGAACGTGCCGTGAGCTCCGGCCGCGTGCCACGCGAGCCACGTCATCGCGGACATGCTGGGACTGTCGGACAGTGACTTGCGGTGGACCTTCTCGAACGTCACGAACGAGCGCGGATGCGCCGTCACGTGCTCTTTCTTGCCGTCGTTGTAGGTGATGTCGAAGTCGATCTTCATGCTGTCTCCTAGGTTTGGTCTAGCCCGGAATCGGTGATGAGCTTGTTCAGCCCGGTGATGAACCGTTCCTTCACCTCGTCGGCGCGCCTGTCGGCTGCCTCGTACAGGAACGGGCGGGGCGCGATGTGGTGTTTCGGCCAGCCGAAGTGGATCGGGCCCGCATATGGGACGGCTGCCTTACCGGCACGGACCACGCCCTGACCGGCTTGACCGGTGGACCTGATCGAGGCGCCGAGCTTTCCTGAAGCGCCGCGGGGGACGATCGTCTTCGCCGTATCAGCGACGTCCTTCGCGGCCTCGGCATGAATGGCTTTGAGGTCCGCCGTACCGTCCTGCATCTTGCGCAGCGCACGGCGAACCTCAGCCACCCCCTCAACCTGCGTGGAGACGGCAGTGTTGCGGCTCACAGCGTGGCGAACACCGGCTGGCCTTCGACCTTCATCTCGATCGTGTACGTCATGGTTGCGCCGGCTTCGACGTCGAGGAACGGGAGCGCCGGGATCCACGCGTCGAACGTCGCCTCGGGGTTGGTGACGGCCGCGACCGCGCTCGTGCCCGGCAACACGACGAACGTGGCCTTCGTGCCCTGGAGGACCGTCAGGATGTTCCAGGCGCCGTCAATGTCGAACGACTGCAAGATGTCGAGGCTGCAGGTCCACACAGCGGTCGTGGGGACCTCTCCGCCAGGGTTGCAGAAGGTCGATGCGGACTCGTACTTCTGGTCTGGGGTCAGGACGATCTTGTTCGCGTGGCAGGTCACGTCGGTCGTGCCGATCATGATGCTGGGGCGGATCGCCCGATATGGGTTAGCCATGGTCTTCCTCCGTGATGGTGGTGTCGGTGACGGGCGGGCCGCTCGTCACAAAGCCGCCCCAAGACAAGAGGCGGGCGAGTAGGGGGGTTGGCGGGATGACTGCGCCGCGCGGGTATAGGACGCCGCCGACCGTGAAGTCACGGACGGCGCGGAAGGTCTTCGGCTTCGGCTTCGATGGCATCGTCACTCCGTAGGGTTTGTCTCGGACAGGGTGATCC